GGCTGGATCAGGACGTTGGTCGCCTTGGCCAGCGCGTTACCGTACTGCTGCAGATCAACACGCGCACGCAGCAGCGGGTCGAGTTCACCCGTGCTGAAGTTTGTCGTGAAGTCAACAAACCTTGCCATCAGTTCCTCACTGCTGTCAGGGTGTAATCTTCAATCACGCGCACCGGCTGGTTCTTGCCATCAATCACCATCGCCTGCCGGGCATAGCCACCGCGACCATTCTCTGCAGGATCGCCCACAGCAATCTGCCGCCAGCGCAGTGTCTTATCGCCTTGCTCGGTAATCGGTTCAGCAATGTGCCAGGCCACCATGTATTTCAGCAATTGCACAAAGTATTGCGGCATCGCAAATTCAGGGGTCTGGTATTGGTAGTCGATATAGACTGCCTCCAGATTGGTCAGCAGCTTGTCGCCTTGGATCTCCCAATCGACGCTGAGAAAGTTACCAATAGCAGCACTGTCACGCACCGAGTGGGGATTGCCAAGCCTGTCGCCTGGCAGTTGATATTCGTATTTCCAGAAACTGGTCGGCGTAGTGATCAGCCGAGATAGTGCAATCTTCTTCATTGAGAACGACCAGGGATACATCATCAGGGTCGAATCTCGAATGTCTGGGTACAGACGGTCACACACCGAGCTTTCGTCGGTGCCATCATTGAAAGATGAGATTGCCTTTGCGCCGAGCAATAGCAGCGCATCAGAACAAATTGAAACACCTGTGTCGCCTGCTGCCATCGCAACCTCTTAATGTAAGAAAGGGCTGGCCTCTCGCAGAAACCAGCCCTTGATGCTACATGGTGACTATTTAGTCGCCGTCAGTAGCCGACAGCGTGGTGCCGTCAGTTACGTCCACAACGCCAGAAGCATTGGAGACAACGTACACCAAGGTAACGACGGCGGTCGAGCCGGTCGAAGTTACGCAGTGGATAACGTCGCCAACTTCTAACAAGCCGGATAGCGAGTTGAAGTAGCCGCTGGTATTAACATCCGCGATTGCATCGGCTGTTTTGTAGCCGTACATCGACGGTGCATTGCCTCGCTTGGAGGCACTGTAGGCAGTAAAGCCTGCTGCATCATAAGCCATGATTCAGCCTCCTATTAAGCTGCAGCCGCAGTGTCGCGGGCAGTGATTTTGACGATACCCTCGGAATCGATAGCAATTGCACCAGCCGAGAACAGAGCGTTAACCAGCCAGCTCGTTTTCTCAGGGATGTAATTGATCTCGGTGCGAGGAGCGATACCTTCTGCGTAGCCGATAGCGTCTTTGTGGAATGCGTACAGGGTACGATCCGACGAACCATCGATTGGCAAACCACCTTCAGTGCGGTCACCCAAGACATGGAATGTGAAGCCCATGAACTGGTTGATCTCGCCTTGCACCAACGCCTTGACGGTGTTGAAGTCCGAGCTGGTGACCGAAGTCTGCTCGAGCATCGAAGCCAGCGAGTTGGCGTGGATGATGATGTGACGACCATCAGCAGGCACGTTCTTGGTGTTCAAGATCTTCGCAGCTTCGCGCAGCTTGGCAATGTTCATGTTGGTGTTCGAGCCACCAATTGAGTTTGCCACGGTGCCAGTGCTAGATGCAGCATTCAGTGCGTCGAGGATCATCTGATCCTGGCGGCGACCGATTGCAGCGCCAACGACTTGCGCCAGTTCTGCACGCTCATCGAAGTTAACTTTCTGCTGCGAAAAGATGTCCGAGTATTCGGCAGCGTTCCAATCACCCAGTGTGCAGGTAACGGTTGAGAACCCAACATTCATTGGGGTGACATCAGTCTGTGTTACACGGGCAGTTGCCACGCCACGACCGACTTTAGGGAATCTTACGGTAGAGCCTTCAACACCACGACGCTGACGCACAGCACCCACCAGCATTGCTTTGCCCTGGTAGGCTTGTTTCACCTCAGCATCAAATAGTGTCACAAAGGCATTGCTCAAAGAGATAGCCATGTTGACCTCATTTAATTAAGTAAAGGGTTTTGCGCGTCGGTGAGCCGCAGATGCGGGCCTTGCTTGCTGATTACGTCAGCCGGTCGATGGCTTCTCGCCATAAGTCAGGGTCGGTAAACCGGTGGGCCTTGCCACAATTGTATTTGCTTTTGGGAAAAATGCAATAAAAAAACCCCAGCGGTTAGGCTGGGGAAAAGTCGCGGCTGCGGGGATTAGTCTTTGACGTAGGTTCTAAACATCCGTTCTACCTTCTGTCGGTAGGCTGGATCGCTATTGTATTTGGGATCGGCAACCATTGCATACAGCTCATCTTTGCTAGGTGCGCCATCAAGCGGTGCAGACTCAATGGGGATGCGACCCTCGTAAGCCTCGCGGATCTTCATCAGGGCATTCAAGCCTCGGGCTGTGCCGCCCATAATCTTGAATTCGGCGAAATCCTCGGCTGACCAGACACCCTTGTTGACTAGACCTCTAGCCCAATCGACCATGCCATTGACCACAGCTCCGGCATTGGGGCCGAGTTTCTTCATTTCCTCGGCTGGGTCAACCATCTCACCGGCCATCATCTCCTGTGCCTGGCTGCGCAGGGATGTTGCTAGATCGTCAAACTGTGCCTGGGATAAGCCATTCTCTTTTGCCCAAGTTGCCAGCGTGCCAGCGATTGGGTTGTCTGCAGACTCTTCGCCACCGAATGCAGCCAGGTCATACTTGCCATCAGCCGGAGCATTGTGCGCACCCTTGCTGATCTTGGCACGCAGATCGCGCCATGACTTGGCAATGCCTTCTAGGTCGGGCTCGTTGTTGTCTTTGTTCCAGAAGTTTTCTGGCCAATAGTCTGGCCGCTCGAGCGGATCTTCTGCCGCTGCCTTGGTGGGATCAGGTGGCCGGTGGTCAATCTCGACTGCCTGCTTTTGTGCTGGGGTGTTTGGGTCTTCGACGCTCACGCTGTCGAGTAGGCCGGAAGATCCGGGCTCGACTGTCTGGTCTGTCATAAATTCCTCGCTTGATTGATCCGTGCAATTATTTCCCGCACGACAGTTCTCTGCCCTTCAGCAAAGAATGCGTGCGAGGGGTCTGCACCAGGCACGGCAACTGGCACATCCACATACATCTGCCGCAGCCAATCCAGCAGCTTCTGGCCGTCCTCGTTGGCAAACACCCGCAAGGTTAGCCGCGCTAGATCCTCGCGCTGCTGCTTTACTTCACGGATGTCATCGGCGTAATCAGCCTTTTCTAGGTCTTCCCAGCTCATTTAGCGGGCATCTTGGTAACTTCTTCTGGGCTGGCAAATGGCGATTTGTTTTCCTTCATGCGCATTACCGCATGGTCAACAGCCTTGTCCATGATTGACTTTGGCATCTTCTCCATAAACATCTCGGAGTCAGGATTGTTGCGCATTAGATAGTTCAGCTCACTTTTATTGAGTGTCGGAACAATCAGCGGAATCAGCGTTTCTTTGCCATTAAGACCGACACCAATGCTGATCTCGGTCATGACGTTGCCGTCTGGCCGCTTGATCTCGCCAAAGTAGCCGGAGCCTTTGGCGGTCTTGTCTGGCCGCATTCCGTAATCCATTACATACCCTCCGGTGCCATTGCGCCTTGCTGTGCCTGCATGGCCATTGCCTGCGCCATTGCAGCCTCTTGCTGCTGCTGTTGCATGGTTTCCATCAGTACCGCACGCTCGGCTGCCGTATTGCGAACCGCAGCAGGCACGCCCAGCTTGTCGCCAATGTAGTCAACCACGGCATCCGTCTTGATGGCCATCGCGCCATCGGTGCCGAAGCCTTGCATGAGCTGAGTGTACTGGATGATCGCGTTGACCTCTTCCATGTTCTGCGCCATCGCCAGCGGAGCCACCGGCACTACCTTGGCTTCGAGCCCGTTGACCCGCAGTGGCATATCGATCAGACCGCGCTCGTCCATTACCTCAAGGATCTTGGCCACCAACGGAATCATGGTTTCGTTGATCAGGCGACCGAATGCCGAGCCCAGGTTCTGCGCCAGTTCCTTCATGCGCTCGACAATCTCGGTGGCCGATCTGGCGCTCATGTTCTCAGGCGGCAGCGACTCATCCAGCAGAATGCGCTTGATGTTCTGCACCAGGTCATTGATGACTAGCTGCGACACGTTGAAGTCACCCGAGCGTGGCAAAGCCAGTAGAGCTGGGCCTTGCGGGCCGCCGTTGCGTGCCACAGGGATAATCGCACCAGGCACCAGCTTTACGGTATTCGGGTTCAGCACGCCGTCATCAGCCGCAGTGTAGACACCGGCAACAGCCAGAGAAGCATTCTTGAGCAACAGTTCTTTGGTCTTGTTCAGCGTTTTGATGTCGGGCAGCGCAGTCATCAGCGGGCCACGGCCATAGATCTCGCCGGCGACCTTCATGTACCGCGAGATCACCCAAGGTGACGTTTTACGGCGACGATAGACTAGCTCCTCTTTGCCTTCTTTCCAGATAACGTGATAGCAGTAGTCGCCACGCTTGGCATCAAAGACAGTAGCCTCCAACAGTTCAACATCGTCGGTTGGCTTTTGCTCAATCAAGCGCGTCAGAGTGTCGGGTATCTTGGCATCCGGCCATTGGCGCTGAATCGACTCAGCCTTCATGCGCATTCTGCGGTAGACATTATCGACCTGGCCGTTGGCACCCTCTTCGTAGCTGACCAGGAACAATGGCACCGGCACGAAGTTGATCGGCGACACATCATCGCCTGGCTGCACCATCATGCAGGCAGTGCCAACAGCTAGATCCAGCAGGAATTCACCAATCGCAATGTCAAAGTTGGATTGTTTCAACACGGAAAACATCTGTTCGCCGTAGACATCCAGCACCGACTGTAGTTGCTGGCGACGATCCATCGGGATTGATGGGCCAGGTTCCAGCCGAGCCCACTTGCGCTGCGGTGGAAACACGACAGACTGCAGACGGTTGGCAAAGCGCTGGGTCGAGTTGATCGCGGTCGAATCAAACACTCGCGCCATCTTCTTGCTGCCAGTGCTGCCACCTTCCCACAGGCCATAGAGCTGACGCTGTGGCAGGGCAAACTCGTAGGCATCCTGATAGAGCTGCTGGAATTCGTCCTTCTTACGCTGGGCGAGTTCCTGCCGCTTCATGATTTCTTCGGGTTTTAGCCGCATCCCTCCAAGCGGTTCTTTGTAGGCCATGTCAGTCTTCCTCTTCCTCTAGCTCGGCCTCATCCATCATCTCTTTCAAGTTGCGCGTTGGCTTGCCTGGCTTCTTGGCTGCCATGTATTTCTCAATCTTCTTGCGCAACGCAGGCGGCAGCTTCGACAGCTCGACCATGCCCTCTTCTTCTTCGTATTCTTTCTCAATAGAGATTTCGATCTTCATTGCTTGCCTTTCGCTGCGGCCATGTTATCGATCAAATTGGGATAGGGTCTGCCAGCCTTCTGCGCACGACGCATTGCATTGCGCTTTTGCATATCAGATAGTTCCTTCGGCTTGCCCAAGTCTTTAGGCCTTGGCTTATCCCACACTTCTTTCATCACTTGCCCTTCTTGGCCATACCGGCCTCAGACAGCGCAATCGCAATCGCTTGGTCACGCGACTTGACCTTGTCACCGCTGGATGACTTCAGCTTTCCAGACTTGTACTCGCGCATGACTTTAGAAACTTTGCTTTTCATCTTGTCTTCTTTTTCGTAATTGCCTGGCATGATCAGCTCTCCTGCAACATTGGTCTGGTGGCGCGTCTACCAACTGCGCCAAGGCGTGCGGCTTTACGTTCACCAACTTCGCGCTTAAACGTACTTTCTGCTTCTGTTTTAGCTGCAGCAAATTTTGATGTATCAAACTCTTGCACCGTTGGTCTTACTGGAGCTGTTGGCGCTGATGGCGCTGCTTCAGTAAATTTTGGGATTGGTTTCTTTTCGTAAGTTTTGTAGGTTTGTTGAACCGGCATATAGCCACCAAAAAAAGGTGACATTGGATCGGAAACAAAAACATATGAAGTTTTTGTACCAGTTTTTTCAATGACAGGATCTTTTGCAATCGCTTCAAGCGTAGCGTTGTATTGGTCTAGCTTGCTTTGATAAGCAGCCTTTTGCGACTCAAACGCTGGCATCAGCTCAGACTGATAGCGCTTAACCTCGGCCTCATACGGTGCCATCTTTTCCGCTACCTGTTTCTGATAGTCGGCATAGCTTTGCTCATACTGGCCAGTCATTGCCTGCACATTCTTGGAATACTCGCGTGCCAGACGTTCAATGTCTGACATCCTGCGCACTTTCGTGCGCTTTTGGTAGAGTGTCTCTGCCATTATTGCAGCCTCATTCCAGATGAGAGTTCAGCGCTGGTGACACCCAGCTCAGGCGTTAGACGCTCCTGCGACAGCAGCGCACGGCGACCACCACGGGTGCGTGCCTTCAATGCAGAAGCCTCGGATGCGGCAGCCTTGCGGCGCTCTTCGTCAGCAGCGGCCTGCACTTCCTTGGATTTCTTTTCCATCTCCAGCTTGTTCTCTTGGTACTGGAGCTGCTGCGCTTGAAATTGCTCACGCGCCATTTGCGCTTGCTGCTCGAGTGACGCGCCTTGCTTGGCGTACTCAGCAGTTTGCCTGCCTAATTCCAAACGCATTGCAGCGGCATCTTTAGCTTGTTGCTGTAACGCTGCGGCTTGCTGACGTTCCGCATCTTTACGCGCCTGACGCGCTTCATTAGCTTGGTAAACAGATCCCGCAAAAACTGCTGCTGCAATCCACGGCATATCAACCTCCGATTAAAACCTTGTCTAGCCCATCTGGATCTGTTTCATCAGTTGCATGAACACAAAACCAAACAGAATCCTCTAATGCGACAATTCGATGATGCTTGCC